GTATCATCGTCACCAGTAACTACGTAAGCACTATCATTTAATTGGTAGTAACGAGTAGTATTAGCTGCGACACCATCAAGCGCACCGCCTGTTGGGTTTGTAATCTTAAGAACTAAAGACATTATATTCTCCTAGAATAAAGGGGGAGATCCCGAAGGACCTCCCCACAAAACTTACTTGAGGCCGTAGATAGCGCCTGAAGCTTTCGGGTTTTTACACTCGAGGGTAGTCTCTTCAACGAGCATACCAACGGTGCTATCACCTTTCTGACCTACGTCTACTTCGCTCATTGGACGCAGAGTCGCAATGGCCCAGTAGCTTGGGTCGTAGATGAACGCAAATGCGTTACCGAATGATGTGTTTGCACCAGTAGCAGCGTAGTCGCTAGGTACATTCAAGCCCATGATGTAGTTTGGAACGATAGCGAGATCGCCAAAATCACTCATGTACACGTCGATTGATTGACGCAGAGCACCAGTTTCGTCAACGTTACGGCGAGTATTCACACCTGAGGCGTGGGCCAACGCAGAAATGTCGCGACGAATTTTTGGTGAAGTCATCAGAGTAGTAGCGTTACCGCCTTCCTCGTAGATGCCTTGCATTACTGTGTCGATATCGGCAAGGGTAATGGCGTCGTAGCCATCAGCAGAACCTGCAGTGATACCTGTTGAACCTTCGCCTTGAGCAGAAGCTGCAGGAGAAGCACAATCGATAGTTGAAGAACCATCATCTTTATAGACAACAGTGTCGTCATTGTTTACCCATGAGGTATAACCACCCATCGTACGGGCACCTGAGCCAGAGGCTACTTGGTTGCTATTTACGATGTCGGCTTCTACGTCACGACGCAGTTCTGTACCGCGCTTTTTCAGCTGGTAAGCATACTCATCAGCAACACCAGCTTGGTCTACGGCACGTTTCGTACCTGAGACGGCAATGGTTTTACCGTTGATTTGTGTAAAGTTACCAAGACGAGTCCGGTTAGGGCCTGTCTTATAAGCTTCCGCACCTGAAGTACCATCAGCATTTGAGCCTGAGGCATCTGGAGTACCGTAATCAGCACCTTCTACGAGGCGGCTGTTACCTGGGGCTTCCAGGGTGTCGGTTTGCCATTCGTGGTATACGGCAGTCGCTTTGGACTTACCGATAGACGAAGTGAATGGGGTCTCGTCACGTGTGATCATGCTAATGAAATTAGCCAGATCTTCACGCTCAGATACGCTTGAACTGCTTGAGCCTGAGGCTACGTTGGCAGTCGAGCGAGTTGCATATGGATTAGTTGCCATTTTAAATCACCTGATTTTTATTGGTTTAGAGATTTTGAGGCGTAGTTACGGAGGAAAGCCATTTGTTCGTCTTGTGATGCACCCTCTCGGAATGCACGAGCTTTAGTCATCTTATCAGCGTCTTGTCTTTTTTGCTGGGCTGGTTTAGCCTTCTTAACGGGCGCCTTCTTTACAGAAGCTTTAGCTCTTTTCTTAGCACCAGTCTTAACACCGTTCTTTAATTTACGGTAATCATCTAGCGCCTTCACAATAGATACATCGGCTACAGTCATCATGAATTCTTCAGATAGCCCAAGTTCACCACCAAATTCCCGAAGTTCGCCAGCATACTTTTCATCGTATCCAGGGATTACTTCTTCAATTTCGTTGAAAAACTTTTCTACCTTCTGATTCCATTCTTGCGCTTCAGCTTCTTGTTTCTGCTGGAGCGACTGATTAACAACTGCTTCACGGTTATTACGAGCTTCCCAATATGCCTGTTGTGCTTGTTCGCGCTTATCTTTAAGTTCGGCTAAGTCGTAGGTATTACCTTCTTCCCTAGCCTGCTTAATAGCAGCGTCAACAGTGTGATACTGTTGAGCAAGTTCTTGTTCATTAGCAGACAATATATTATTAACAGCTTCAGTCAAACCCATAAGCTGACCTAACTGTTGTTCTCGTTCGGCTTCAATTTCCTTCCGTGCTTCACCTAGTTCGCGACCCTTCTTTGAAAGATGTTGTTCCGTAGCGTATCCTTTGCGAAGTTCGGCAAGTGATACGAGGGATTGTTCACCATCAATGGTTACGGGAACATGAATGTCCCAATCAATTTCTTCTTCTTCGTAGGCAGTAACTTCGTCGGTAGCGTCTTCTTCAGAGGCATCTTCGTCATCACTTTCTTCTTCAGATTCTTCATCAATCTCTTCTTCAACATCATTCTCTGACTCGTCTTCATCCATTGGGTCTTCTGAATCGGACTCGTCAGGATCGACTTCATACTCCATCTCATCGTCGGGTAGAGATTCCATGCTAGGTACATCATCCTCATCGAGGAATTCGGTACTAGAAAGAATGTCAGCCAAGATTTCATCTTCAGTGCGATCGGTATTAACATCAGTAGAAATGGCATCCTCATCGAGGGTAGCGACTTCGTTTACTTCAGTATCATCCATTATTTCTTATCTCCTTTAGCTTTCGTAGGTGCTTTTGTGGGTACAGCTACTTCTGCTTTAATATAATCTCGAATATTAATCATGTTGCTCAAAGTATTCACGGTATCTAAAATACGTACCGGATGTTGTGCAATCATTTTAATATCACGTTCGATTGCAGCTTCTAAGGCTGCGACTGCTTTTTGTTTATACTCAGTCATTAGTTGTCCTCTGTAATGTGTGGAATGTTCTTCCCATAAGTTTCAATAGCGATTAATCGTTCTTTAACAGAACCTAATCCCATAGCTGTGCTATATAAAAATTCACGGCTCTTAGATTCGTGTGGATCTGTTTGAAGCCACTCTACAAAAAGGTCTACTAAGACTTCTCCGTAGGCTTCATTAAAAAATGATTCCCGCTCCCGCGAAGAAAACTCTGCGCGTACCAGAGCTTCTTTCGCGAGTTGATCAGGATGAACTTTTCCAGTCAGCTTCTTCTCAGCTGTCTTTTTATACTTGTCCATTTATATTTGTCCTTGTTCCATCATCGCTTGCATCATTGCAGCTTCCTCATCTTCAGGGGTAGCAGCTGATGCAGGTGAGACGGGTAAGTTATTAGACATTGCTTGAATACCTGACATAGCGAGTTGGAATAACTCTTCGAAGTCAGGGCGTGGAGGCAATGATAGTCCGTCTTTAGCAGCTTCCAAAGCAAGTTTGGACCATTCTTGATTTGATTTATCAAGAGCAACCGCTAGTTGTTTAGTATTGTCTTGTAAAGAATTATCCGCTTGAACTTGTGTATAACGAACATTAGCTTCATTCAAAGTTACTTGACCTTGTTGTGCAGCTTGTTTGAGTTGTTTTTCTAGTTCAACCTCTTGCTGTTGTTTAGCCATAGCTTGCTGAGCTTCTTTTTGGAATTGCGGGTCTTCATAATCTTTCAAATACTTATTAGGGTCGAGACCCATAGCTTGAATAGATTCATAAGCCAACGCTAACCCAGCTTCAGGTTTAACAGCCATTCCTTGTCCAGCCGCTTGTAGTGCAGGGAGAACTTGTTGTCCAATATTCATAACTTTTCTCATACGAGATTCGTTACTATTTTCGCCAACATTAATATTTACTTGTACATCCATAGTTTCAGGAAGCTTAGAAACGTCTACTGACTTATAAGCGCCTTCGCTGTATGGGGTTGTGTACAAAGTTTCTTTCATGTTTTGACGCATAATATGGTAAATACCAAGTATGCAACGCTTAAACCCAGTCTCAGCAAATCGGCGTACAATGTGTTGAATACGTTTTTGAGCTGCACTTTGTACTTGAGAAACTTTTTGTTCGCTATTTCCAGAAACGTAAAGTGCATCGTTCAACCCCTGGGCAGCCTTGGACATGCCAGTAGCTTGCTCTTTATGTAATTGTAAAAATTCTAAGAGTGGGACGGTTGAAGATGAAATACTTTCCGGTGGCATCTGCATAACCGCTGCTGCTGGATTACCATTAGTAGCAATTAATTGCTTTGGTTTCATATTTTGGAGTGCGCTGAAATCGACAACATTCGGGTCAGCCAACTTCGGAGAGTAGTTAGTAAGATAAGTATTCTCCACGAATCCCCGCATAATAGCTGTGCTCGCCAAAGTAGACGATCGAACCATATCAGCCATTGAAAGACCGTAGAATTCATGTGGAATTTCAAACGGGCAAATAGCCGCCAGAGGAACCATGTCAATATCTTCTTCATAAAGAATATGATCTCCAACAGTAATAAAGTGTTTAAGTTCAGCTACACCATCACCGTCGCGATCTACTCGTAACCAAGAC